GAAAACTTGCCTAAGTGGATGCAACAGGGTATTATATCATGGAATAAAGGTTCTATCGAGTTAGAAAATGGCAGTAAGATATTGGCAGCTTCTACATCTGCGACTGCTGTCCGAGGCATGTCGTTCAATATCCTCTTCCTCGTCGAATTTGCGTTCGTTCCGGACCATATCGCAGATTCCTTCTTTGCATCTGTTTATCCTACTATTACTTCTGGTAAAAGCACAAAAGTCATAATGGTTTCTACCCCTCACGGGATGAACCACTTTTATAGATATTGGCATGATGCTGAGAAAGGTAAGAACGAATATATTCCAACTGACGTTCATTGGAGTGAAGTTCCTGGAAGAGATTTAAAGTGGAAAGAAACCACTATCGCAAACACTTCAGAACAACAGTTTAAGGTTGAGTTTGAGTGTGAGTTCCTAGGCTCTGTTGATACTCTGATTGCTCCAAGTAAACTTAGAACATTTGTATACGATAATCCAAAAACTAGAAACGCTGGATTAGATGTATATGAAGATGTAAAGAAAGAGAATGATTATGTAATTACTGTTGACGTTGCAAGAGGAGTTAGCGAAGATTACTCTGCTTTTGTAGTCGTTGATATTACACAGTTCCCGCATAGAGTTGTTGCAAAGTATAGAAATAATGAAATTAAACCGATGCTATTTCCAAACATCATTTATGAAGTAGCAAAAAGTTATAATAGTGCGTATATTCTTTGTGAAGTTAATGACATTGGCGATCAGGTTGCGTCAATTCTAAATTACGATCTTGAGTATCAAAATGTCCTCATGTGCTCAATGAGAGGTAGAGCAGGACAGATTGTTGGACAAGGATTTTCTGGAAAGAAAACACAACTTGGAGTCAAAATGTCCAAGGCTGTTAAAAAGGTTGGCTCACTCAATCTCAAAACTATGATTGAAGAGGATAAACTACTCTTCAATGATTATGAAATTATCTCAGAACTCACAACATTCATTCAGAAGAATAATTCCTTTGAAGCAGAGGATGGATGTAATGATGACTTAGCCATGTGTCTTGTCATCTATGCATGGTTGGTTCAACAAGACTACTTTAAAGAACTTACCGATCAAGATGTTAGGAAGAGATTATATGAAGAGCAGAAGAATCAAATTGAACAAGACATGGCACCATTTGGATTTATTTCGGATGGATTGGGTTCAGAAAGCTTTGTAGATGATGATGGAGATAGATGGTTTACTGATGAGTATGGTGACAGATCTTACATGTGGGAATATATGTAATGGAAATAGATAGGCAAATAAAGTTAGGACATTTATTATTAACAGATAGAAAATGTAGAGTTTGTGGAGAGGTAAAAAATCTAATAGATGGATTTTATAGAACAAGAAAAGACAGAGGCCCAGTCGCATCATCATACTCTTATGAATGTAAGGACTGCACTATAAAGAGAATAGTTACCAGCAGAATGACTTCCAATATCTTTGATAGATGGGAATATCCAGATTGGTAACTCACGTCATGTTTCCCCTCTGAAAAGTAACTTTTTAATAAATATTTTCAGATAAACTGAGACCACGGAGAAAAACATGGCGACTCCTCAATTATCTCCCGGTGTAATCACGAGAGAGGTTGATCTTACTGTAGGGAGAGCTGATAACGTATTAGCTAATGTTGGTGCGATTGCTGGACCATTTTCAATTGGCCCTGTAGAAGAGGCAATTGACATCCAAACAGAGCAGCAATTAATCAATACCTTCGGTAAACCAATTTCTACCGATACCCAGTATGAGTACTGGATGAGTGCTTCCTCATTCCTCTCATATGGCGGAGTTCTTAAGGTTGTTAGAGCAGATGGCTCAGCTCTTAACGGAGCAAATGCTGGTGTTGGAGCTGCTTCTACAACTAGCGCAAAAATCAAGAACTTTGACGACTACAATACAAATTGGAGTTCTGATTCAGTCAACTTTACTTATGCTGCGAAGAACCCAGGAACTTGGGCAAACAGCCTCAAGGTTTGCACTATTGACGACTTAGCAGATCAGACAATTGGTATTACAACTACCGATTTAGGAAACTTCGGTGCTGTAATTGGTTATGGTGTAACAACTACACTCAATGGAACTTTAATTGGTTCTGGAACAACTAGCAACTTCACAGGATACCTCAAAGGAATTATCACTGGAGTTAGCACTGACGCAACAAATGGCGCTTCATCCATTGACATTAAAGTTGTTTCTAGAGTTTCTGGTGCTGGAACAGAAACTGCAATCAGTTATGCAGAATCAGATCCTCTGGCATCTTTTGAATCAAACGACACTGTTTACTTTGTAAACAATTCTGGAATCAATACTGGTTCAACTGGAACTGCAGGAACCGTAACTGACTGGTACAACAATCAGACTCTTGGATTAACCAATTCAACAGTATACTGGAAACAAATTGCTTCAAAACCAGTTACTAACCAGTTCAGCGCAACTAGAAACAGTAAGAACGATGCGATGCACGTCGTAATCGTTGATGATAACGGTTCAATTACAGGCGTTCAGGGAAGTATCCTTGAGAGACACATTAGTATTTCCAAGGCATCTGATTCAGTATCTGCTGTAAGTTCTCCTGTAAGAACATACTATAAGGATTATCTGGCAAACTTCTCAGAATATGTTTATGCTGGAAGAAATCCATCTGCTGCAGAAGATACTTATCACGGAACTGCACCAAGAGCAACTGGTTTCTCATCAGGATTTACTGCAGTAACAACTGCAGCTGGACTTTGGGGACAAGCAACCCAAGGTGTTACCTTCTCTTCTGTTGGTAATAAGACATACACATTTGCTGGTGGTGTTGACTATTCTGCTTCTGGTGGAATGAGTGCAACTCTAGGAGATCTTGTTACTGCATATGATTTATTCTCAAATAAAGATGAAATTGCAGTCAATTTCTTAATTAATGGCCCTGGACTTGGTTCAGAAGATGAGTCGCAAGCAAAAGCGAACAAATTGATTTCTATCGCAGAATCTAGACAAGATTGTGTTGCTGTTGTTTCTCCATATAGAGCAAGTGTTGTTGATGTCACAAATACAACAACGCAAACTAACAACATTGTCAAGTTCTTTGCACCTCTGTCAAGTTCTTCATACGCAGTATTTGATAGTGGTTATAAGTATACCTACGATAGATTCAACAACCAGTTTAGATACGTTCCATGCAATGCTGACATTGCTGGACTAATGGTTAGAACTGATATTGAACAGTTCCCATGGTACTCTCCTGCTGGCCAGCAAAGAGGTGTTTTAAATAACGCTATTAAACTTGCATATAACCCAAGTAAGGCACAAAGAGACACTCTTTATGAAGCAAGAGTAAACTCAATTGTCAATCAACCAGGAGTTGGAATTCTTCTTTACGGAGATAAGACTGGACTGTCTTATGCATCAGCATTTGATAGAATCAACGTTCGTAGATTGTTCCTCACTGTTGAAAAGGCACTTGAAGGTGTTGCTAATGCTCAACTGTTTGAGTTTAATGATGAAATTACAAGATCTAACTTCGTTAACGTTGTTGAACCATACCTGAGAGACGTTCAGGCAAAGAGAGGACTCTATGACTTCAGAGTTATTTGTGATGAATCAAACAACACACCTGATGTTGTTGATAACAATGAGTTTAGGGCTGACATCTTCCTGAAGCCTACCAAATCAATTAATTATGTAACACTCACTTTCGTTGCTACCAGAACTGGAGTCAGTTTTGAAGAAGTAACTGGAAGAGTTTAATTCTTTTATAATTAACTAAACGGAGGACTCAAACGATGGCAAACCTAAAGACAATCTCACAATTTAAATCAAGATTACAAGGCGGGGGAGCCCGCCCCAATCTGTTTGAAGTAAATGTTAACGACTTCAAATTTGGTACTTGGGACAACGAAACATTCCAGTTTCTCTGCAAAGCAGCTGCACTTCCTGCATCAAACGTAACCCCAATTGATATTCCTTTTAGAGGAAGATCTCTTAAGGTTGCTGGAGACAGAACCTTTGATACTTGGACAATCACCGTTATTAACGATGAGGACTTCAAACTGAGAACAGCATTTGAAGAGTGGATGAATGGAGTAAGCAAGTTGTCAGATGGTTCTGGAGCAACAGATCCAAATTCATATATGGGTAATGCAACCGTTCACCAACTCGGAAGAGGATACAATCAAGGACGTTTTGCTACCAGAAATAGTGGCGATGGAGACGGAAGTGCAGGACAGTCGGGAATTACCCCACTGAGAACTTACTACTTTGATGGCATCTTCCCAACAAACGTATCTCAAATCGATCTTTCTTATGATTCTGGAGATACAATTGAAGAGTATACGGTAGAATTCCAGGTTCAGTACTGGATTGCTGGAACAGATTCTACCAGCGGTAATGCATCTGATCAAACTTCCTCTGTAATTGTCTGATAAATACTACAGGTAAAACGGACAAGCAAATAAATTATGGCAAAATTATTTGGGTTCTCTATTGAGGACAATGAGCCATTATCTCCAACTACAGTCTCCCCCGTTCCTCAAAATAATGAGGACGGGGTTGACCATTATCTAAGTAGTGGATTTTTTGGTTCGTATGTTGACATTGAAGGAATTTATAGGACAGAGTTTGATTTAATCAAACGTTATCGTGAAATGGCACTTCACCCAGAATGCGATAGTGCCATTGAAGATATTGTAAATGAAGCCATTGTTTCCGATACTAATGATACTCCAGTTGAGATTGAACTTTCAAATCTTAATGCAAGCGATGGTATCAAGAAAAAGATTAGACAAGAGTTTAAATACATTCTCGATCTGCTAGATTTTAATAAGAAGTCACACGAAATCTACAGAAATTGGTACGTGGATGGTAGATTATACTATCACAAGGTAATTGATTTAAAGAATCCACAAGAAGGAATTCAAGAATTGCGCTACATTGACGCAATGAAAATGCGTTTTGTAAGGCAAACTAAGAAAAAAGAAAAAGATAACTATAAACTTCCAACATATAGGCAGTCTGATAATCCAATGGATTATGAGTTTCCTGAGATTGAAGAGTATTTTATTTACAATCCAAAGGGTTCATATCCAACTGGAAATGTTAATGCAACAGGTGCAAGTCAAGGAATTAAGATTGCAAAAGATGCAATCACATATTGTACTTCGGGACTTGTAGATAGAAATAAAGGATCGACTCTTTCATATCTTCATAAAGCAATTAAATCACTCAATCAACTTAGAATGATTGAGGACTCACTGGTTATCTATCGTTTGAGTAGAGCACCAGAACGTAGAATTTTCTATATTGACGTTGGTAATCTTCCTAAGGTAAAGGCAGAACAATATCTTCGTGATGTTATGATGCGTTATCGTAATAAGCTTGTCTACGATGCAAACACTGGAGAAATCCGTGATGACAAAAAATACATGGCAATGCTTGAGGATTTTTGGCTACCTAGACGAGAGGGAGGACGTGGTACTGAAATTTCTACTCTTCCAGGAGGACAAAATCTTGGAGAAATCACAGACATTGAGTATTTTAAAAAGAAGTTATATAGGTCCCTCAACGTCCCGCCGTCTCGCATGGATGGCGAAGGTGGATTTAATCTCGGTAGATCCTCAGAAATCTTAAGAGATGAAGTTAAGTTTAGTAAGTTTGTTGGACGTTTGAGAAAAAGATTCTCAAATATGTTCAATGATATTCTCAAGACTCAACTGATTCTCAAGAACATTATTACCCCAGAAGATTGGGATATCATGAGTGAGCATATTCAGTATGACTTCCTCTATGATAATCATTTTGCAGAATTGAAGGATGCAGAACTTCTCAACGAAAGATTAAATATGGTTCAAACTGCAGAACCATATGTTGGCAAGTATTTCTCTCAGGATTATGTAAGACGTAAGATTCTTCGTCAAACTGATGTTGAAATCATTGAGCAAGATTCACTCATTGAAAAAGAAATCAAAGCAGGAATCATTCCAGATCCAGCAACTATCGATCCTCAAACTGGTTTACCATTTGAACAAACCGCAGACATGGATTTAGGAAAACCAGTTACAGAACCAGAACTTGATGGTT